AGCATGGATTATTCCTTCATTTGAGGCTTTAGAGAACCCTTCATTTCTCATCCTAATCCACATATCAATATATTTATAAAGTTCAGGATTTATTCCTTCGATTGACTGATCTACTACAATTACTTTGAATTTAGATCTATCGGTATACTTATGTAAAGTTTCTAAAGACCTACCAATTTGATCTGTCTTTATAATTGGATAAATGAATACTACGTCTGACATGGTTTAAATAAGCCTTCCTTCCAGGCTTCAGTTACAAACTTAAAACTAGTATTTTGATCCCAAGGAACTCCATGTAACTCTTCAATTTGTCTAAAACCATTCTTTCCCTGTAAGTCTCCTGTAACCATGTCCCATGTGTGCATATGAATAATATTGTCATTACAATCAATACAGACACATTTTAATCCTTCAGGTCTTGCTGGTTTATTATAATGTCGATCAAAAACTATAAAATTTATGTCTTTTAAGGCTCTGTAGACAGCTTGAGGATCTTTAGCTATAGGTAGTTCTTCGGATGGTGGATAGCCATTATAGCTTCCAGTTATAGACCATCCAGGAGCCTTGAATACCGGTTGGTAAAGACCTCTAATTCTATCCATTAAGATTATAGTTTTCTCATAATCCCAAGAATAACATTCAAAATTGGAGTCGTGATCCCATCCATGCACTAGTAATTCTATCCAGTCATTATGTTTTTTTATCAAATCAAGCATCTGTCTGCTAGTTTTATTAGGTATAGTAAAAAGTGATATTTTAAAGCCTGGATACTTGCTTTTCCAGTAGAAGAGCATTTCGAGTCCTGAACGGTCGTATTTGTCATGAAAATCATCTGCCTCTGCTATAACTAAAGGTCTATTTTTTTTATCCCAATTGTTCATATAAAATTCTCCAATCTTTTAATCCCCAACTCCCATGTACTTTAGGATGACATTGAATACAAAGTGTAATTAAATTTTCTAAAATATTATTTAATCTATTACCATCACAATGATGAACTATTAATCTATCTCTTGAAAAACATATTTGACAAATATAATTATCTCTTTTAATTGCTTGATCTCGAAGTTTATCTTTATAAAAACCTCCAAAATGATATTCTCTTTTTTTTAACTTTACTTCTGATTTACTATTATATGTTTTTAGAATTGATTTTCTACCTTTTTTATTTGCAAATTGACATTTTTTAGAACAATATTGAACTTTTTTATATTTTAAGGAACTTTTTCTAACCCAAAATTCTTTATTACAATATTTACAAATTAAAAATACTCTATTTCTTCGACCAATTCTCATGCATTTTATAGAACAATATTTTCTTATTTTTTTACCATGTTTGTCCCAAGTAAATTCATTTTGGCAAATTAAACATTTAGAAATTAATTGATTTTTTCTACATTTATAAGAACAAAATTTTTGTATTATTTTTAAATATCTATGTATAGGTATAAATTTTTTATGGCATTTTAAACATATTTTTTCCATAATCCAATTCTACCATAATTATCTAAACATTATTCATGTTCCTAAAAGTTGATTAAACTGACTCAACATCTTATCTAAAGGATAAGTTCGTTCAATATATTTTCTGTAAAATCCAGGTTCGTAATTTCTCTTATTTGTTTCAATAAGGTCGATTGCTTCCTGATGCGTATTATAAAGTAATCCTTCATCCCAAATATCCTTTGAACCATAGAAATTATTAACTACAGTTGGAATTCCTTTTGCCATCGCTTCTCCTATTGCATAACAAAAAGCTTCTTTCATTCCAGGATGAAGAAGTATATCTATATTCTCGTACCATTCAGACATATTCTCAACATGACTATACAAAGTTACTTTATCCCTAATATTTCTTGAATCTAAATAATATTCATACATTATTTTCCAGTATTCTCCGCCTTCATGTTGGCCTCTAATATGCAATCTCCATTGAGGATTACGCTTTAAAAGACTAGTAAAAATATCTAATCCAGCCATATGGTTTTTTGGCCACCACATGTCTCCAAGTACCATGCCTAACTGAAACCCGTTTGTTTCTTTAGTTTTAGGAGTAAATCGTTTAAGATTAACTCCAGGTTTTATAAGATGAATTTTATTACCAAAATCAGCATGTTTTCTAAGCTCTTTTTCAATATGGGAAGCAATAACTATAACGTCATTTACCCAATTAATCATAGACTGATCCCTTGCCAATCCTATCCAAACTTCCCAATCAATCGCCCGTACTACAAATCTTGGTTTCTTACTATTATCCCATCCAGCTGGTCTTTGTTTGTCTTGATCTTCATGGTAAAGCTTATAAAGATAATGGATGTTATTATCCCACCAGTCAATATAATAGAGGTCAGCCCATTGAGCAAGCCCAGGTGAAGCCCCGCGTTCGTATTTAACTTCATGACCCTTTGACTCCCAATGCTCTTTAATGTCCCGACTGAACTTTAATCCGTTATTATCTGCTAGAGCTATTTTCATAAATTTGTACTTTTGGTATTGGAACCACAAATGTATAACCTAATCCTTTAAGTTTTTCCATAATCTCTTCTTTGAAATTCCAAGCTAAAATAAGAACAATATCAGGAGAATCTTCTAATAACTTTTCTTCTGGTAGGATAGGAATATTTGCTCCAGGAATTAATTTTCTTTGTTTATAAGGAGTTCCATCAATAACATAATCTATTATTTTATTATCAAGTCCACAATAATTTAGAAGAACTGTTCCCTTAGCTGCTGCTCCAAAACCAACAATCTTTTTACCTTTTTTCTTTTGAGAAGATAAATAACTATAAAGATCTTCTTTTATTATTCCAACATCTTTAACAAAATCTTCAAAAAGATTCGGCCTTCTACGAACCCAGATTTGCATACTGCCTCCATGTATATTATCAGAGGTAATATCAAACAACTCAAACTTAGACTTAGCAAATAAAAAATGGAGAGGTTCATAAGTAAAGTAAGACAAATGTTCGTGATAGATTGTGTCGAATTGATTTTCTTTTAAAAGATTTCTAACATCTGGAAACTGTGCAAAAAATACTCCGTCATCATCAAGAAGTACATCTAAGCCCTTTAGGAAATCATCCAGATTATCAATATGAGCAAAAACATTTGTAGCTGTTATAAGCTTAGCGCGACCTCTAAAATGAACAACTTCTTCTGCTGTTTCATAGCTGAAATAATTTGATATTTTTACAACTTTACTAATGATATTGTTAGCGGGTTCAATTCCTAAAACATTCATTCCTCGTCTTTTAAAACAATCTAGTAAACTTCCGTCATTGCTTCCTATATCAATAATCAAAGATCCTTTTTTTAATTGAAGTTTCGCAATAGCTTTATCAGTAATTTCTTCAAAATGTCTAAGATTAGTTTTTGAGACTGAAGGAATATAAAAATATTCATCATACATCTCTTCTTTTGGTACAACATAAGATAATTGTAATAAAGTACAATTATCACATTGCATTAATTCAAGAGGATATTTCTTTATAGTTTCCGGATCCGTTTCCGGATCATAAAACTTATTTGCTAAAGGCTGATCTCCTAAAGAAAATATCATCTTTAGCTTATCTGATTTACATATCCGACATTTTTCAATGCGCATTTTCTAATCCTTTCTGAAAAAACTTACGCCATTCAGGAATCCAATCATTCCATTGATAAGTAGTTAAGACAAACATTCTTCCTGATTCACCCATCCTAAATCTTTTTTCTTTATTATCTCTAAGTTTAATAACAGCTTTTCTTATATCTCCTGCAATTTTTTTAAGATTTTCTTCCTTCCAACTTCTATCTCCACAATCTATCAAAATTCCACCACCTGCATCAGTCAATTCTTTTGATATTCCGGAATCTGTTGCAATAACCGGAACTCCACAAGCAGCAGCCTCCATTACGGAAAACTGGTATCCATGATCAATATCACATCTTATAAAAATATCCATCTTATTGTAAATGTTAGGTAGTCCTGATAACCATTTATCCCCTTCAACTATATTATCTATCACAGTCTGTCCTCCCATTAACTCAATCTCATCTCTTCGTGTGTGACCAGGCCAAGAAGTAGGATAAATATCAAGTTTAATTCCAGGAATATCTACAAGCTGCATAAAAAGTTCTTTCATGTAGCGTCTGGGAGTTTGAATATTACCGATAAAACCAACATGAACCTTGTCATCAGATCTAGCCTGTTCAAATGGTCGAAAAAGATTAATATCAACTCCAAACCTAAGCTGCATACTTTCAGGATAAGAAGATTGCATTGCATAATTTGTTAAGGCCCTAATAGCCGGTTGACCAGCAAATTTAGGCCCCTGGGCAGGTTCAAGCTGAACNACAGCTATTTTATGAGCNTATTTTTCTTCAGGCACTAAAAAAGTNTGAGTTGCAAAATGAGGGTAGATAAGATCAAACTCATCAGGATTCTTATCTAATGGTGAAGTTTCACCAGACCAAACCCTTTTACGAATATCTTTATAAGGATAAGGAGCAGGATATCCCATCTCAAAATGAAATTCATTACCTAAATATCTAAAAATATATTCAGTATAGGCTTCTATAATATGCCTTCTTGCCGGTATGACTAATATTTTAGGCTTCATTTTTTTTCTGTAAAACAATAACCGTATTATGACCTGAAACTTCAGATCCAACATCTTCAGTCAATTCCAAAAACTCCCAATTTTTTTTATTGTTTAGATATTCTAAAACCTTTTTTTTGGAATAAGAATTGGTATATTCATTAGGATATAGAATTCCTCCACTTGGCCGGTAGTCAATATTTTTAATCTGGTGGTCATCACTAGTTGACAAAGGAACCCATAAGACTACAATAACTAATTTTCTAGCAACCCGTAAATGCTCATCCATTGCCTCTTCAAAACTTCTCATGTGATCAACCACATGACGGGAATAAACTACATCCCAAGATTTATCAGGTTCATCTATTTGATGAATTTTTGTATTAACTTTAAAATCAAAAGAAGTAAAGTTTTTTTTACACCATTCAACATTTTTAGGAATAATATCAAGTCCCCTATATTTAAAAACATTTTCAATGCCTTCTTTGAGCATTGCCTCCAAAGTTGTTGCAGATCCTGATCCGTAATCCAAAAAACTCCATTCAGGCTTAACGTACTTTTTAATAGCGTACAATTGGGATGGGTGATTACTTCCATTTCCTCCTCCACGACAAAGAGTTGCTGTATCAGGTGTATTAAACCACAAATCCTGTGGGTTGATTAAAGTATCCATTCTTCAGGTTTTCCTTTCAAATACCTATCCATTAAAATTTCTAACTGTTTTACCTTATATCTTGAAGTATATTTATTAACTTCTTCACTAAAAAAAAGCTCTGTATTTTTATTCAATAGATGTCGTTTAATCTTAATTACAGCTTCTTCCGGACTACTAAAATAATCAACTGCCCGATTATCTAAATATTGCTCCATTCCAGGAGAATATTCTTGTAATAAAAATCCACCGGCTCGAAGCACTTTGCCGACTCTATTTGACCAGTAACCAAAACAGTTGGGCTCAACTGAAAATCCTAAAACTATATGTGATTCAGCAATAAGCTTATTATATTCTGCTCCATAAACTGGAGGATTAGCTTCAAATCCAAGTTTCTTCCAATCCTCATGACCCCAACCCCATATCTTGACCGGAACTTCTTTATTAATTATCTGCAACCATTCTTTACGATTACCTTGCCCTATACAACTTCCTGTAAAAATAACATCATGTACTTTTTTAAGATTATAATAAACTGGAATTTTACCATCACAAACGTCCATCTGAAAATAATAATGTTTTACACCAATCGCTTTATATTTAACTTTTATACCTTCTTCACCGGATAAATATAAATCAGCAGCTCTTGTCATTTTTACATGCCATTCAGGAAAACCTTCATTGTCCATAAAATCCCACACCCAATAGAAGACTGGTCCACCACTTTTTTCCCTTAAAGCATCAATAAAATCCCCATCATAAAAATGATGCCATTTAGCAATTAAGTTAATATCAGCTTTCAGATCTTCTGGAATATTCTTATATTTCCCAACAGGAAATTTTTCAATAACATATTCTCTCCATTCATCCCTTGGAAGTTTTCGTACAGAATGGCCTAAAGACTCCAACTCACGCGCAATATGAGTTTCATCAGATACCTCACCAACGTAGCCTGGTTGGTTAAAAAGCCCAACGAAATTGATTTTCATTTTATTACCCTCACAATTTTATTGTGTAAAACTTCCTTATTATCTCCATAATGTTCATCTAACCATCTTTTAGTTTCAAGATGATCGTAGTCATGGAAAAGAATTACTCCACCCATTTTTACAAAATTCTCCCATTGAAGTGTGTTATTTTTAACTGAATCATAATCGTGATGACCGTCAATAAATAATAAATTAATAAATGGAATAGATTCATATTTTGCAATTATTTTCATCATGTCTGCAACCTGATCAGCATCTCCATGAATATAAAACTTCTTCTTACCAAGCCCTACCATTCCTTCCTGTTCCATAAAAGTAGCTCTTGAAATAGTTACATTTGGAACTGGACCATGATCATGAATATCAATGAATAATCCATAAACCCCATCTGGGGCATACTCATGAAATACCCTAGCGGATCGACCTTCATCAACTCCTATTTCAACGTACACACCTCCAGGCTTCAACTTTTCAGCTTCTTCCTTCATTACAGTCATATCAGCTTGTCCAAATCCTCCCTGTATGTATTTCGCTATATGTTTATCAAGATCTGGAATATCCATTTTCATAATCTAGTAAATCTCCTTTTTAGACTCTCACTAATTTTTCTTTTTGTTTCTTCGCTTCTAGTCGTTCCTATTCGATGAAAAGCATTATGTTCACCTAAAGTAACAACTTTTAAATTTTCTATTCTATTATCGATTCTGTTTTCATTAATATGATGTATATGTTCTTCTCTTTTTAATGGTTTTTTAAGATAATCTGACATAACTAGTCTATGCTCAAAAATATATCCATCAGATCGAGCATTAGGATGAGTTGGTTTATAAACCATGATATAACCATAACTATCTACCATTCTTCCATTTTTATAAGCAGGACTAAATTCATCTATTTGACATTTTCTACTACAAAAAACCCGTTTAGATGAAACCCAAGCTTTAAATGGTTTTTTACAATTCTTACAATAAAATATTTGAGCTGATTCTTTTTTCTTCATTAAAGTTTTACAGTCATCATACTTGTATTTTTATCTGTCCTTTTATGAATTATCCATTCTTTAACTAATCCTCTATGAGTATCTACAAATTCAGCAACAGCCCAAACAACACCTGGAGAAGAAGTATCTCCATCATGAAACAACATAACCCCATTATTTGCCATAAATGGATACCATAGTTCAATATCTGCCCTACAACCAATATAGCTATGATCTCCATCTATAAATAAAACATCTATACCCTCATTCCAAGTTCTGGAAAAGGATCTGCTATCTGCTTGAAAAAACTTTGTTCCTGGTATTTTTGGATCTTCCTTAACATCAATTCCATAGACTACGACCCCTTCTTTTGCAGCTTGCCTTGCGATAAATAAAGATTTACCCTTATCCACTCCAATCTCAAGATAGATCTGTTTTGGTTGTAATTTCTGTACTTCTGGAACCAAAACCTCAGCATCAAGCGTACTAAATGCTCCTAAAGGAGCCTGTTTATCTAATTCATTAAGATTTACCATAAAATCCTGCCCACCATGGGACAAACTTTCTAACTGGCGGTTGTGGTATTCCAAAATTAGCTTCCCAAATACCATTATCAGTACGAGGAAATCCCCATTTATCTATAAAATACTGCCAATTCTTTTGCCATGCTCCTTGATTTCTAGGCTCAAAAGTACCTGAAGTTTGGGAAAAATGGTACACAAGACAATTAGTATTTTGATAAGGTTGAGTTCCTGTAAGCCTAATTTTGTATTCTAAATCAGAATCAGAATTAGATCCCCATGGATCATAATCTATATCATATCCTCCAACTAAATCCCAAAGTTCACGCTTCATAAGAAAAGGAAGATTAAATCCAGTTCTTATCCTATGATCTGAATGATTTGCTGCAAAATCAATAAATTTTTGCTTATCAAAATCCCCACCAGCTCCACCACAAAAATGAGTAATAAAAGTCGGTGCTCCAGATCTAGGTTCTACTAATTGTGGAGAGATACATACTTCATCTCTTATTAGAGAAGTTAATTTTTCAAACCATCCAGGAGGAAAAATCATATCGTCATTTGAAATCATAATCCAAGGAGTATTTGTTATAGCTACCGCTGCATTTGTAGCTTTACACTGACCCTGACTAACAACTCTTACATCTCGCGGATGCGGACAAGCTCCACCATTTTTAGCAACTACAATTTTAATCTCAGGAGTTGACTCACGAAGTGAAGCATAACATTCATCAAAAGAATATTCCTGTTCTTTAGTTTCACCTAAATGCGGAATTATTATTGTTATATCCTTTTGATCTATCATTTGAAATATTCTTTAAAACAACTTGCAATATACTTTAATTGACTTACTTTTAAAAAGTGATGAACACCTATTAAAAATCCATGTTCATTAATTGATTTTGCACGAGGATAATTATCTTCAACCCACATTCCCTTATAAACGGGTTGATAAGTTAAAGGCATAATATATCTAGTTTGAATTCCTTTTCTTTCTAAAAATAAACATAGGTTATTTCTATTTACGCCTTCTTTACACATAATGGGAAAAAACATCCAAGCATTATTTCCTACAAATTCAGGGAGCTTAACCATATCTTTAAAAGGATTTAAAAGAGTTAATAGTACCCCAGCATTTGCTCTTCTTTCACTAATAATCTCATTACTTCGATCTATCTCATCTACTCCTAAAACAGCCTCCAACTCAGTTAATCTATAACTATAACCAGCCCTATTAAATTTAAATCTAGTTTCTAAAAGTTTCTTTTTATTCTTTGCATTATCATCAATGCTTAAATAATAATTATCCCTTCCATGCCAAATCATACTTCTCATATCATCAGCCCATTTCTTATTATTAGTGCATAAAAATCCTCCAACTCCTGTTGATATTATATGAGCCAAATAAGAAGAATAAACCGCAATATCAGCCTGTGATCCAACTGGCTTATTACCATAGTGATTTACAAACATTGTTTCACAAGAATCTTCAACTATTTTTAAACCTAAATTCTGATTCCACTTTTTAATAGATTTTATATCACAAGGTAAACCTAATAAATCAACCGGACAAATGGCTACTGTTCTTTTAGTTATCTTATCCTCAATTAAATCAGGATCAATATTAAAAGTATTTATATCAACATCGACCAAAATCGGCCTCAGTTTATTCTGAATAAGAACATTTAAAGTAGCAACAAAAGTTACAGATGGGACGATTACCTCTGATCCATCCGGCCATTTATTAATCTCTTTTAAATAATGCCAGGCAACCTGTAAAGCTGAAGTTCCAGAATTAGTAAAAATACAATATTTAAAATTATGTTTTTTAGCAAACTTACTCTCCAATTCTCGGTGATATTTACCATAAGTAAGACGGCCAGATTTGATCACTTCGTTTACTAATCTAATCTGTCTTTTTGTTGGTTTCCAGTCAGCCAGAGTTACTTCCATTTTTTTTAAGCAAAAATAAATAATTGTAACTACTATTACCAGAATTTATAGTTTCCCCAAAAGCTTCATGTTCAATAATCAAATCATTAGTTTTAAAACAATCTTCCAAATCCTTTTTACTATACTCATGAAGATAAGTATCCTCCCAAGGCTGTTCTCCTTCTTTTTTACCCATCATATTTCTAGGATTTAGATTATCCGTATAACTAAACGGCCTCCATAAAACAATACAAATATACTTTTTAGAAACTCTTGTAGCTTCAGCTATAGCTGCTTTATAATTATCTAAGTGATCTAACGAATGCATCAACAGTACACAATCCCATGAATCACTTTCTTCATTTAGATGTCTTGCATCTTCAACTTCCCAATCTCCTTCTGGAAATTCTCTCTTACAAACTTCAATCATACCCTCAGAATAATCAGTTCCTTTATACTTAAAATTCCATTCTACATTTGCTGGCCCTTTAGTTATAAGCTCATAAATCGGACCAGTTCCACAACCAACATCCAAAATACTTTTTACTCCTTTATCTCGCAAAAGATCAAGTAAATAACCTCTATGTTTTTGTAATCCCATCTGATACGAAGTCGTAAAAGTGTCCCAATATGTGCGCGCATTTTTCATTTATTTAAAAGATCCGCATCTTTTTTCATGCGTAAATTATATTCATCAGGATCAGTATCTAAACGATCAAGATTAGTAGCCGCCATAATATGGGTGATTAAAACTTTATTTGTATCTGTCCAATTAAAATTAGCCAATCTCTCAAAAAAATCTCTCTCAGCTAATAATCCAAGTTTTTCATTCCATCTACCCATTTTTTCAAAAACACTCTTTTTTATCATAATAAGTCCTGCATCACGTCCACCTTTTTTTGACTCTGGATGGTTATAACCTCTTTTATAAGTTTCTAAAATGTACTCCCTAGTTCTTGGAACCTGATCTGGAAATACTGCGTCATACCCATTTTCAATATACCATAATAAGTCCTTTAACCATCCTTCCCTCACAAATACATCATTCTGCATAAAAACTAAAACCTCTCCTCCAGCCATAGATGCTCCTTTATTCATGCAAGCTGTGTATCCTGGATCTTCTGGTAACTGAAACCAATAACTATCTTTACCATGTAGATTTAAAGTTTTATAGTCATCCCGTATTGGAAACTTTGGAGCAGGATCCATAACAATAAGTTCATAAAGAGGATCAGTAAACTTTCTAATATGATCTAAGCAAAGCATACTCATATGAGCTGCTGTATGTGTATTATTAAAACAAGTTACAATTATTGATACTCTTGACATAGTTCTTTTATATTTTCTGGTAAATTTGTATAAAGTTTCTTTTTATAAAGTCTATCAAGCAAAGTAGTATCGGCAATAGCCCATTTGACCTCTTTTTTAGAAGGTTTATAATAAACTTTTCTTTTCCTATATTCTGCAAAAAGAGAAGCAATAGCAGCTATCGAATGAGTTTTTCCTGTACCAACTTCGACTGTTTTACCGTCCCATTTTGACTTCATAGCTTCTTGAATAATTGAGACTACATCATAAACATGAATAAAATCTCTAGCTTGTTTTTTATTACCATATACTTCAATTTTATCGTCATGTAAAAACCTATACATAATTGATCCAGAATCCTCACTCATTCCAGGCCCGAAAACATTAAATAAACGAAGAACAACAGCAGGGATATAATTCATAGCTTCTTGCACTATTCTTTCAGCTAATAATTTTTGCTTGGCATAAGGAGAAGATTCAGGAATATGAACTGCTCCGGTTGATGGAAAAATAAGCTTTTTTTTATGTTCAATACATAAATCAACTATTCTAGCAGTTCCTAAAACATTAGTTCTAAAAAAAACATTAGAAAATTCAAATGAATTTAAAACATTAGTCAAAGCAGCCAAATGAATAACAATATCAGACCTTTCAACATAGCTTTCTATTACATTATCAAAAATATCTTTTCCACTTTTTATATCATAAACAAAGACTTCGTGTCCACCTGATAGTCTTTCTATAAAATTAGATCCTATAAATCCTAATCCACCAGTTAATAATATTTTCATTTTGGAAGCCAAGTTTTTGGATCGTAGGCATCACGATTATCAAATTGTAAAACGTAATCTTTTAAAGCTGGATTATGCTTCTGCATCTCTGGTGTAAAATCTTCTGGATATCCCCAATTCTTACCAAACATATGATAAGCTCTAACTCGTGAAGCTATACCAGTTTTATAACCTTTAGAATGAAGTCGTGAACAAATTGTTCTTTCTTCATGATTTCGACCAGCTTCAATCTTAAAATCCCATCCTCCAACTTCTTTTATAAAATCAGTTCTCATAATTCTAAATACTGAACCGCACATGTTTCGATCTTTTACATCTTCAGGATCATTAGGATCGATCCCTGCTGCTCCTATAAAAATATGAGGACACATAGAAATTGCTCCATAATTGGGTCTTTCCTCCATAAATTTAATCATTTGAGATAACCAATCTGGTTCAAGCTCAGGAACTAAAAGATCAGGATCGGATGTAATAAAATATTTACCTTCTGCTAAAGACAGAGCAGTATTCCAAGCATAGTGAATTCCAGCATTTCCAACAGCTTTATAAAGAGGAAAATACCTATGAACCAATGAATGTCCATCAGCCCATTCATTTCCCCCATTGTCTACAATATTCAATCTATAAGAAGATTTTGTTCTTCCAGCAATATAATTAACACATTCCTGCGTAAATGCTTTTCTAAGATAAGTTGTTATAAATATGTCTATCATTTTAGATTTACTATATATACATATTTTTTAATTGGTAAAGAATGATATTTTCTAGTATACTTATAAAAAAGGTAATAATCCTGTCCCCACGGATTACCTAATTCTTTTATAATCTTTTTTGGTTCATTTACATGATCAACCATAAAATATTTTCTAATTTCAGGAAATTCCATCTGAGCTGCTGCTGCAAAATCATATGGGGTAGCCATCGACAAACTTCTTAACCCACCGTAGTTTATTGGAGTACAATCAATATTCTCTATTTTATCCAGTGGAAATCCTCCTAAATCTTCATAAACTGATTTATGCCAAATAAAAGTACCATTGACTATTTTTCCTCCTCCAAATTCCTCGTGCCCAATTTCTTTTTTTACAGGTTCAAAAGGATCACGAATTGATCTTTTACCATCTTTATGATTATAAACACAACCAAAATTAAACATTTTATAAGTAGGATATTCCTTTATAACGTCGTTAAATATCTCAAGAGTTCTATTAAAATAAAGATCATCAGAGTCAAGTAGAGAAAACCATTCGCCCTTAGTTTCTTTAAAAACTCTATTATAAGCAATCACCCTTTCCTCATGCTGTTTTTTTATTAAATTAACATTTTTACCAACCATATTTAGAATATCCCATTTAAAAGGAATCGTAGATCCATCATCAACTACAATCCATTCAAAATCCTTAAATGTTTGTCGCTTCATAATCTCTATACAATGAAGAAATTTATCAACTCTGTCTTGATTCCAGAGATGAACTGGAGTAATTACAGAAAATTTATACATAGTTCTTATAGTTAGCCATATCGATTCTTTCACCCTTGTCTTCGTATTTGATTTTTAAATCAACAGTTTTCTCATCTCCAAAATTAAATCCTAAAGCCTTTAAAGTTTCTGGATTTTTAATATGATGATACTTATTATCCTTAACAAAAAATATAGCATCTCCTGTATATTTAGTCCTTATTAAATTTCCGACAACCTTATTTATAACTTTTTTTCCCTCCCATTTGTCTTTAAAAGCAGCCTTATCTTTATTCATAATCTCCCCTGTTTCAGGAATAGAAAAACCAGTTGCATCAGAAATATGAGAAGTTGCAACCCTATCTACCATTTTCCACTTTTTTCCTGCTTCTTCCATTCTCTTAAAGAAATCTGAATCAGAACAATAACTAAAAAATCTTTCATCAAATAAACCAATTTCATCTATTAAAGATCTTTTAAACATTACACAAGAGAAATCTTTTTCCAAGGAATCTAATTTTTTTAATCCTAATTGAATCTTCCTAGATTCAACCGCGCGAGCAAATGGTTCAGTCAAAGAATACATAGGGTGAGCCATTACCAAATCATATCCACCTAATGGACTTCCGGATCCATTTATGTATTCTTTAAGATCCTTTAACCAATACTCGAAAACCTGAACATCATTATTTAGAAGAACAATATATTCTCCTTGACTTATTCTAATACCCTGATTCCAAGCTTTAGTAACTCCTAAATTATTAGTATTTTTAATAATTCTATTAGCATAATAAGAATTCAAACTGGGAGGCTGAATTGGAGATCCGTTATCAATTATGACAATCTCATACGGAGTATCTTCAATATCCGTATGTTCTCTTACTGAACCTATACAATTACCGGTATAATGAAAAAGCGTATAACTATTCATGTATACTGGAATTATTATAGAAGTCAAACCTTCTTTAATTTCATGTTTAAATCCTTCACTTTTAGGCTGTTCCATAGATTTTGGTTCTTCTTTAACAAGTTTTAATTGACATTTAGAACATCTCGACCATGTTAATCCATCTCCATAAACCGCTGGATTGATCTTGCAATCCTGACAAATTGTCAAATCAACTTTATTTTCCATAGATTAAATGAATGTATTTCTGATGTAATAAACCAAGATCTTTACTAGCTTTAGTAATAAGCTGTAAAGCATCTTCAGCTAGAACCGTATCCCCTTCTTTTAAATCAAGTACTTCTGGACCAACGTTTATAATTTTAAATTTTCTTAATATAAAACCATCATTATCAGGTACAATAATTCCAGATGTAATTTCTTCCTGTTTAATTCGTTCTACCAATGCTAATCCTCCTCTTGGTTTAAAATTAATTTTCATCTTTTATATAGATATAATTTTCATTAAGTTCAATCATCTTCTTTATTAAATCAGAATTAGAGTAATGAGCAAAAGCCTTCATATCTTTTGGTAAACAAGAACCATTTACTCCTCTTTTTCCTTTATACCAAATGGTAAAATGATTTTTTGGACCATATGGATGTGATTCTAGGGCTTTTTTAACTGTTTCATAATTTACCCCAAGCTGTCGACATGAATCGTAAAGTTGATTAGCAAATATAACCTTAGTTGCAAAATATGCGTTCATTGCCAATTTAGCCATTTCAGCAGTTGTATTATCAGTCAAAATAACTGGAGACCCTTTTAATCTTGCTTCATAAAAAGCTTTAACTTCATTTCTAAATACTCCTTCTAGTCCTCCGATTAATACAAAGGGAGGATTTTTAGCATCCTGCAAAGCTGTCGCCTCACTTAAAAATTCTGGATTTGAGATTATCCTATTAATTCCTAACTCTTTCTGCAAAGCTACAGCAAATCCAGGAAAAACAGTTGATCTTAAGACATAAATTGATCCACCGCCATAACCTTCTATTTGTTTAATTATATTCCTAATATCTTCTAAAAAGTATTCCCCTTCCTTATAAATTGGCGTTGGTAAACATATAAAAACAAATCTACATTTAGCAGCCTCTTCTAAGGTAATGGTTGATTCCTCCTGTTTTCTAGTAAAGATCTTTTTTATACCAAATACTTGAGCAGTAGCCCGACCAACCATCCCGTAGCCTAAAACACATGAATTTTCCATATTATTTTATTTCTTCTTCCCAAAACTTTTTCCATTCTTCATTAGTGGGAGTTTTTTGTCCGTGAAGTTGAGTAGGTAAACCTAGTCCTATATGACAAACTCCACAAAAAACAATATACGTTTTACCATAAGGTAAATGTAGAATAGTAGAACCAGTCATTAAATCATTACCACATCTACTACAATTTTTTGGAACAAGATCAATCCTTTTCATATAATAAAGGCTCAAATTCATTTTTAAAAATGTAGTCTAAATTCCTATACTTTCTAAGAAAAATTGACAAAGCAAGATCTTTATAACTTCTTAATTTAGAAGCTATCTGACCAGCTGTATCAATATGATATTTTTTTTCATGAGATTTTCTCTCTTCATCTGAGGCATTATTTGGACCATATTTAGTATTAGTATTACCGTCTTGACCGTTTAATACATCAATAGCTGAGGAATACTTTCTGTATATAGCATTAGGACCAAATATATCCCTAAACGGAGGAAAATCAAAATTAAGAACAACTACAGCCTTATTCAACCCAGCCTCTTGAGTTATCAAAGAATAAGATTCAGAAACAGAAGGCATTATAAATACGTTAGAAAGTCTCATTAAAGACATCACATGCTCATGATTAATTTCAGCATTCCACTCATCTTTAACCTCAGAAGTCCAAATCAATTCTTCAGAATTCAATCCCCAATCGATCGCCATAGCTTTAAGCTCATCGCGATAAGTTACTTTATCTCCTCCAGTTGAATGAAAATCAACAATTACAACCCTCACTTTTAAATTAAATTCCTTCAGACAAGCCATTGTCTTAATTACATATTCAACCTGTTTACCCCGATCGAGTCGAATAGGGTATATACATATTGCATCAGCTGAAAAAATATCTCTTTTACGGGCAAGATCATATATTTCAGGCGTTAGACCATATACTTCAGACAAATCAGATGGATGATGGACTACTCTAACCAAATCATCTGAGACATTAAAATTGGAAGCTACTCTTGGAACTGAATAATCATTAAAAAAAACATAGAAAGAATTTGGAAAAGGTTTGCTAATCGTTTGGAGATATTCATCTGTAAAATAGGGTCTTAGATTAGACAAAGTTACAGGAGAAGTTGCCGAATGAATCCAATGAAGCCATTTAAGTTTTGGAAATTCAGAAGCTATCTTTCTAGCTGCAAAATTATGTTTTAAAGCTGCATTCTGATATATAACGTCATGAGTTATAACAACATCAGCATGTTGTAAAACTTCTTTTAATGCAACATATAGTTCTTGCACATCATCTTCAAAAGATTCGTCTTTCTTTACTTCATTATGGACCGGAACTAAGGGAATTCTTTTAATAGTAACATTCTTATCCGCATAAATTCCTTTTGGCTCAAATGGTTCTGCGACTATAACCGTAGGTTTATATCCATGATCAAGAAGCATTTTTAATTGATCTTTAACAATTCTATTTAGAGAATAGGCTTCTGATATTTCCGAAAACGTAGTAAAAATAGCGACATTCTTCATAATTCAACAGTATACTCATATAGCATTATACTTGTCAAGAGATATTTTAAGAAGTTAAACTTCGTAGTGTTTTCTTGCTATGCAAACTACTGGAGTAAATCCACCACCTTGATCTAAAACAGCATAAACGCCTTTTTTAAAGACTAACCCATCAAAAGATTGAGAATCTACGTCAGTTGTTGAAGCATCTAATACCCATTTAAGATCGGTTGCAGAATCTTGAGAATCGTAGATTGAAACAACAGCAGCTCCAGCTCCAGTTGCAAGCTTAAGATTTGTTACCTCACAAGCATCAGCAAGTTTTTTACCTGCTCCATTAGCTGTCGGTTTCCAAACGCCTGAAATTACTCCCATATTAACCTATAAAATGACCTTTTCCTTGAGGTCTAACTTTTTGAAAATTTTCAATTTTAGTCCCTTCTCCGTACCACTCTACCCCATCCCGATCAGTTCCAGTTCCAACATCTTCATTATGGACTACTTCTTTTCTTTCTGCAACTGTAATTTTTTGACCTTGAGCAACAGGAATAACTGAAGGATCAACCACAGGCTGATTAGCTTGACCTAATTCCTTAGCATGAGTTCTTTTATGTCCAAATAAAGCTACTTTAGTATGAGTTGAGAAAGTACAGCCTGGAAAATCACATTTTATAGGAGCGACAGCCGGTCTATCTAAAATACTTTTAACTTTTTCAGAACTCAGTTCTTCTAAAAATTGATAGTTTAATAAAATCTCCCTAGCTTGATCATCTAAGTACTGCATTAAACCATTAGAAATTTGGGCTTTACCATTATTATCTCTATATTCATATCCATCCGGATAATGAGGATCTAACTTAATCTTTTCATGAATAAAATTCTTTATAGGAGCACCATCTTTAGGATTATAAACGACTTTCATTACCTAATACTATTACATCCTATCTTACTTGTCAACTATAAAGTAGTTGTAGTCGATGTAGAAGTTGATGTAGAAGTTGATGTAGAACTAGACGTCGATGTACTTGTAGTAGTAGTAGAGGTACTTGTTGTAGTCGTTGAAGTACTAGTACTAGTTGTTGTAGTAACTGATCTATACCACCATTGACCTTGATAATAAACAGCCCATCTATTACCTAATGATTCAAAGAAAAAATCTCCCTGCTGCGGATCAGTTGGATTACCATTTAAGACAATATCGCGAACATGTCTTTTTCCGTGTAATCCTCCTGCAAAGTGTGTGTCTGCCATAATTATCCAGTTGTTGTCGTACTAGTACTGGTACTAGTTGATGTACTTGTAGATGTCGATGTCGTTGTGGTACTTGTACTAGTGCTTGTCGATGTACTTGTCGTTGTCGAAGTACTAGTTGTCGTAAAAGCTCCTGTACCAAGCCAATTATCTCCACTCCATCTAAACCAGCTTTTTTGAGATGAATTCCAATATTCATCTCCAATGTCCGGATTTGAAGGCGGAGTAGCTAAAATCCTAATTTTTCCTTTAATATCAGTCATTCTTGTCATAGTTTATTATACAGTTGTTGTCGTGCTAGTTGACGTTGATGTGCTAGTAGACGAACTTGTAGTTGTTGACGTTGATGTGCTGGTTGTAGTAGTACTTGTCGATGTCGTTGTCGTTGAAGTTGAAGTTGAAGTTGTCGTACTCGTTGAGGTTGAAGTTGAGGTTGAAGTACTAGTTGAAGTTGATGTAGAGCTACTAGTTGTAGTTGATGTACTAGTTGAGCTTGACGTACTCGTTGAAGTTGAGCTTGACGTGCTCGTTGAAGTAGTTAAAGCAATTCCCCACCATTGTGAACCATCCCATCTAAGCCATGCCGTTGTAGTTGTATTATAATATTCATCCCCGATTATGGGGTTTGAGGGATTACTAGTTGCAGTAGGTAGCCTTCCGGCTAAAGAGCTAAATCTTGTCATAAGCCATGTCTTTTAAATAACAATAACATAAAGAGATATTGGTTGTCAAACTGCCGTCGGCATGATATATTTATTTTAATGAGACGAATAATCAAATACTGTAAATATATTCTTTGTAAAAAACCATTTTTCCCAAAAAAAGGAAAAGAAGATACACAAAAATATTGTAAACCCACTCATAGAAAAAGTGCTTTTAGAAGAAGATTTAGTTAGTCAGAATAGGCTGCACCGTCTCCGCGGCTCGCGTATACGCCTCGCCAATCACTAAATCCAGCAGAGAATCTTTCACGGACTTTGAAGAGCGCAACATCTGTTTCAAAAGCTTCATCCTGTTTAAAATTGGCTTTTTCTCTCCAGAACCAACTCACTTGATGTTGATCCGCATCAATTAAAAAGTATGCGGTTGCTGAAGTTAGATATATCCAAGGAATGACCTTGACTTCGTTCAAGTAAGGATTCATATCGTTATCAGCTGTATTTGATCTTAGTTTAGAATTAAAGATTATATTTGCAGCTTTTTCAAGATCAATTGGGACTAAAAGAGTTGTAGGTTTAACATCAATTCTCATTCCCTTATCGTCTCTTTGTCGTCTCATGGCTAATTTTACTGTTTCGTAATTAGTTTCTGATAGAGCTAATCCCGTTGAGGAAGCATTTGATTGAGATGTGCCTCCATCTGCCCTAGGATGAACGGTTGAAGCAAGAGGAACTGCATCTCCGCCTAGTTGAGTTGTAGAAAATGCGTTGTTCCAAATAGCAGCAGCTTGAGTTTCTTCTGTTCTTCGAGCAGCTCGGCCCAAAGCATCCGGTTTTTTATTCATTATGTTGTACTGATCATCATCATAAAGTTCTTTTTCAATCTTGAATCCCTTTGCATAAGTTACATGAGTATAAAGAACATCATACATCTGTACTGGGTCTTCATATTGAATAGGCTGACCGGCTGGTTTTGGAACTAAGAGTCCAAATCCTGAAACTGCCGAATCTCTTTCATCCTGTTTAGAAGAACTATTCATTCTAAAAACCTGAGTAAATACTCTTTCAGTTTCTTTGAAAGCATCATTGAATATTTTTCTAAATCCTGGTTCCAGTAAATCTCCGAAATATGATTTGACTGCCATATTATTAAGCTTCGTTCACAGCCGTACTATTGCCGTGATAATACATTAACTGGGGTTCTGCAACTCTAAATAGTCCTTTACTTAAATCACCATCATTATCTGGATCAAGCTGAATAAGCTGAAATTGACCGCTTGTATCAGAGGCGGTTGCTTGATCAATCTGATTTGCATCAGCATCATGATCAAAAAATTGAAAAAGATTAGTTTGTGCTAAATTTGCACTTGCATCATTATAAAAAAGAATGTCAGGAAGACCAACTAGAATTTCAGCATAAACTTTTCTTGCACGAGTTTGATTAGTTGCAGATGTTACAACAGTCATATCATCAGTTTTTGTATGACCAGTATCTCCTGTGTAACCAAATCCCAAAACCGGAATTCCATCATTATCAATAAGTCCAACAAGAATTCCTAAAACCGCATCTCCAGCAGCAGAACGAACAGCAAAACCCGAAGTATTAACACGCATTGAGTCTCCTATAATAAGGGTAGCCGAATTTCCGACAATAACTTTAAGAGGAGTAGGGGTAGAAAGATTCCCCGAAAGATTTTTTGAATAATCGAAAAATACACCTGTTGGTCTAGCCATATCTTTTAACTGATTTTATTCAGCTACCTTAAAGCCTAACATAAGAAGAAATTATTTGTCAAGGGCATTTTTAGATTCATTCAGAATCTCTCCTATCAAGAATTGCCTTTTTTTGTTTTAAATAATCCTCCTCCGACACTCCCATTTTTGCAGCAACCGCTCTTTCTTTTACAGATAGAACTGTTTCTCCTGTCGCAGAAGATCCGCCACTAGGAATAGATCCTATCAGTCCAGCTTCTTCAGAATATTGTTCTTTTACTCTAGCCTCTCCTCTTTTTTCAGCCTCCTTAATCCTGTCACTTTTACTTACCAAATCATAAGCTCTTTCCAAATACCAAGGAAGCTTTGCGACATTTACATCTTCAAATACCTGATCTATAGTTTTATTATTATTAGGATCAAGCATCTCCTTAACCATCATTCCAACCATCCCGCGAATTTCTTTTTGTTTATCCGCTTCAAGTTTATTTATTCCTACCTTTTCTTCAAATCTTTCGTTAATAATATTAATCTGTGAATTTCTAATTTGAGTCTGTTTTGGATCAGAAGAAACTACGTCTTTATTTTTACCATCATTCGGAGGAAGATTGTTCTTAGGAGTTTTACCAAGTCTTCTATTATGTACCTCCGTTGCCTTTTTAAGAAGTTCAGGATCAGTATATAAAGTTTCAAGAACCGGATCAACCTTTTGCTTATATCCCTCATACTCTTTAGCAACAGCCTCAAGTTCACCAACTCTTTTTGCTAATGCAACAGTATCCTGAGTTCCTTTATTATCTGGAGGTGGATTTCCAGCTGGAGGATTAGTTTTATTTGGATCATTTGGAGGATTATCAGCAACCATGAATAAAAGCTATCATACTTTATCGTACTTGTCAAGAGTTATTTTTTCTTCTTTTTCATTTTGGCTTTAGCTTTTTTATAAGCAGCCATACCTTTCTTACCGTAAGAATAGTGTTTTTTTCCAATTTTAGGCATAAAAATCATCTCCTTCCTTTATTTTTTTCAACCATGGATTTCGCAGCTTGACAAGCCATTTCAAAAGCTTTAAGTCCAGCCACCTCACCACGCTTAGAGGCTCTAAACATTAATAATTCATTAGGATCGCTAAACCTTTCATAAAAAACTTCATAGATATTAAAATCTGTTAAACGCTTTAAAATACTATTTAATAATCCAAAATTTCTTTTATTAGAAGCAATAGATGTCATAAACTCAAGCTCATCCATAGAACAATTTTTAAGAAGCCAGTCCACTATTTGAGGAATAGTTTTAACAGGAACTGTAGTTTTTCTACCTTTTTCTGTATCTATCATAATTAAATTCCTCTAGAAGCCATACCTCCTCCTTGAATCTTACTAGGCATAATATCCATTAACTGTTTATTCCCACCATTTTGTGTTGTAGCTGATTCCGGAGGTACGCCAACTGCTCCATTTGGAGGAGGCCCTCCTGGAGGAACAGGTTCAGTTACTGCACCAGTCCCTCTTTCCTGTTGAGCTGCTATCTCTCCAGTTACATGATCTGTAAAAATCTGAACTCTCGGATCATCTTTAGTAAACTCCTGAAAAGTTGGAGAAGCCATAAACTGAACATGAATCAAAGTATGAGCCGGAGGAGCATAAGAAGTTGGAGGAACTTCTCGACCTCTTATCATTAAACTATTTTCAGTATTGGCAAGCTCTACCGCAAGCTGCAATCTAGCTTGTACATCATCCTGCGGAACTTCTTCATCCGGTGTAAAGTCGGCCGGATTCAAATCCCTTGATTTAATTAACATATTTCCAAGTTTTTTAGGATCATAGATCCCAAGTTTAACCGCAGGTTCAATTAACCTATCATAAAGCTCATCAGTCTTAGTCTGTAGAAGTGGTTTTGAAATAGGCAAAGTTGCCCCAGCTGCAATTTTTATATCATAACCTCCACGGCTAGGTAAAAAATACTCAGGTTTTAAATCAAAAAAGTTATAACCTTCCTTACTCTGCTCTCTAACATTACCTTTTTCATCAGGAACAAGATCTACATCCTCTAATCTAATCTGTCGATAATTCTTTTTATAATTATTCTTTCCATCAGTTTCCAAAAGTCCTCTACTTTTTAGATCTTCTATTTCTTGTTGATACTGTTTCGTTTCTGCCCTGCCAACAATTTTTTCTAATCGAGGTTGCGGATAGTATTGAAGAATATTTGAAACACGAAGTCTTGCAATTCTTGTCAAAAATTCTTTTTCAAATCTTCTTACCTTAAGTCTAATTCTTTTCAAAGTCGATTCTTTCAAAATTGCAGCTTCAGTTGCAGTTCCGGTTGTTGGCAAAGCTTGAGCTCTTGGATTAATTCCAGTTGAAACTGTCGCATCATCTTCCAAATGATCTATAGAGATCTCGACAGATCGAGGAACATCATTATACTCAACTGCCTTCATTGAATTTGGATCATCTGATGGGATAAATCCGTGAGGTCGTGCAATCAGATCTTCCTCAGACAAATTCAATCTATTTGACCCGATAAACATTTTATCAATATCCAAATGGTTTCGATCAATAACCATCCTACGAAGAACATTCAATTCATCCTGAATGGATTCAAGTAAAGCAGATTCACCCTTACCATAGAATCTATGAGTTCTCTTAACGTCAATCGCTCGCGCAAAGGGAAGCTGTTTATGCTTATAAGGATTAGGACCCATCACAACCATTACATCATTTACGACAATCTTTAACCAATCGGTTGGTTTAACAACCCAATGCCATAGAGCCTCTACATAATTTTTATGATCTATTCCCTGTGGAGGCTTATACCATTCATAATAATCGGTACTTCCTCCTGGAATTACAAATTTTGCATTACCCAACGGATCCCAAACTGGACCTTTAAAAAATTGTTTAAAATCATCAATGTGCATTATATAACGTCTGATACAATCACGCGCAGCGTAAGGCCCTCTAAAGCTTCTTGCATTTTCATCAATAAAGAAGTCATCATTTTTTACACATTCCAAGTAAGAATCATTATAATCAACCTGATCTTCTTCATCCCATTCAGTTTTACTATTCTTTTTTAATTTAGTTTTAATTTTCCTGATATCCGAATAAAAATACTCCTGGCCTATTCCAGTTCCTTCAATCAAAGCATCATGTAAAACATCTTCTTCTTCTAAGTCCGAATCTGAAATTTCCCAGGTATAATCAAAAATATGACCCATAACCATAGATTTTGGAACATCCTCTCGCCCACGAGGTAGAATAAAAGGTTTTGGAGGCTGATCTATAATTTCAGATAAAGCAGTTTCAACAACCGCAGTAGTCAGAGGCACAACGTGGTTTGACTGCCATTCATCTTCTCCCCGTTCTTCACGCATAGCTTCCCATTGCCTTCTTCCTTTTTCCCATTCTTTTTCAGCAACTTTTCTATCAGAGGAATTCTTCATTGCATCATAACGTTCGTAGGTAGATTGAAGTTCCTTTTTTTCAGCCCCTTCTGGCTGATAATAAGCTCTAATTGTAGACTCTTTTTTTTCAGTAGATTTTGGCATTTTAATTCATTATACAACTATCTATACAAATATCTATGTCTATGATTTCTGACTGACGCTTTTTGTTTGGCCGGAAAAATTACGTCCAATGCGTAAGCTAAAGCATCGATAATATCATCATGAGACGAACGTGGAAACCTTACAAGCTCATCTTCAAGATAAATATTATTTCCAAGTTCTTTCTTATGAAAAATCTTACCGTTTTCATACAAAGGTTGCAATCCCTTGATTCTTTGATCTTTGGTTCTTTCATTTGGTTTGAGTTCTGTAACATGAAACGGACGTTTTTTAAAACGGATATCATCTCTTAAAGAATAACCCAAAGCTTTTTGAAAAGCTGTCTGTTCAACTCCAACGTCGTTTAAGTTAAAGAAACTTACAAACCTGAAAATCTGATCTATAATCTGATTGGGAGACATCCTAGCTCTTACTATATCTAAAATAAAAATATTATTCCACTCATCAACTCCAATCACAACCATTGCCGTATAATCTGCTTCTTTGGATAATGAAATTGCAGGATCAACAAGCAAAAATTTGTTCATAATCTTTCCGCGGATATCGTCATCAAAATAGTATTTAAACCAACCTCTTTTAAAAGTTGCGTCCTCTTCAGGAACCGGATCATTCAAATACTGCGCGCTAAAATGAGCCCATCCTTCTTCTCTTAATTTATCAAGTAAGGCTTTTCTGGAAAATTTATCTTTCCACAAAGGTATAAAATCATCTCCAGTTACCAAATTTCCTTCATAAGCCTTTTTTATCATTACCAGATAATTTTGCATTGCATTATTGCCTGGATCCATAATCCATCCATAGAGATCTGAGTCATGCCACCTGGTTCCTATAACGATAAGCTGTCCATGCGGTTCAAGAAGGTCAAGTGAATCCTTATAGCGTGTAACAACCTTCTGTATCTGATCCATAGTCGCAATGTTATCTCGGTTCACTACGTCATCCATAATAATCAAATCATAATGACCTCCTACAAGATTGTTATCAATCCCAGCCGCCGTAATGGTTGGCTCTCTTTTATTCGCCGTAGCAAGTCTTGTCCGGTCCTGCGCCCAGACAGTTGCTCCTTTTGACAGATCACCCCATGAAGCCAGCAACCACTCACAGCTTTGAAGATTTTTCTGGATTGCGCTATGAATATCAACCGCCATCTGCCAAGTTGCAGAATAAATTAAGATCCTGACTTTTGGATTTTTAACGATTTGCTGTAAGGAATAACCTATTGAAATAAGCTTTGTTTTCAGATGGGATCTTGGAATTAGAATAAGCTTTCTTCTATCAGTTCTATCCGTTACAAAGCGACAAAGTTCTCGATGAAACGAAGCAAGCTTCACAAATTTATCATCACCTTTTTCAACTTCCAAAACAAATTTATTAAAAATATAGAGACTTTTTGGAGCAAGATCGCGGATCATCGCAATTTGAAGAGAATACCTTTCAGCAATCTCCTCCTGCATCCTTTTTAGTTCTGGATTAATTGGTCCGTCCATCTTGTTTTTTTATAAACTGAAGATCTTTCTCCCCTGCAACAATAATACCTGATTTAGTCTTTTGGAAATTACCCTCGATTTTTCCGATTGTATTTCCAAGTTTGGTCGCTAGAGTCTTACAGGCAAAAAGATCGTAGAAAGGAATCCCGCAGACTTTAAAAGCTCCAGTAAAATCAGTCCCTGCAATCTGAAGAACTATTCCCTCATCGTTTGATTCAATCTGATAACTGTATTTTTTAGGAAGATTCTCTTCAAGAATAAACCTTTTAAGAATCAGGATTAAATACCTTTGATATCTAACCTTATTTCTTGAAAGAAGCTTGAGCTCTTTTATATCTAGATACTGTTGAAATTTCTGAGAGTCTTCCCGATCTTTCTGATATTTTTTAACTGTCGGTAAAGATTTCTTATCTGACTTCTGACCCATTTCCTCTATGAGTTCCTCTGTTTCATTGCGAAGTCTTGAGAGTTCTTTTTCTCTTTCATGAGTAGTTAAAGTATTAAGGTCTTTCTTTGGTTTTGGAATTATTCCCATTTTATTATTATAATAAAATTGGTACTCCCTTATTGCATCTGGCGGTGGCTTTAAGGGAGTACTATTTTACTAGAAAGGAATCCCGTCTTTCTCTTTTTCATTCTTCTCTTTTACCTTGGAAGCCTTTTTAGTTGGTTCAACTTCGTAAGACACGACAGTTCCCTTACCATTTTTGGCAGGAACTACGTTCTTTGTAATCTTGACCTCATCCCCTTCTTTTAAGGAATCAAAAACTATCGCCACCCGATTTGATCCGGTATCCCAGTACTTAACCTGAATTTCACCGGCAATCGATACTTCGAGTAAAAAACGATAGAGTTCCTTTTCAGGATCGAAGCTTGAAGGAACCATCTTGAAGCCCTTGTACTTCACAACAATAGATTCTCCATCTTCTAGTCTTAGATATGGATTTCTCTGTTTTGCAATATCTGCTAGTTCTCCCATTTATATTTACCTCCTTTCATGATTTTATACTAACATAAAAAATACCTCTTGACAAGTGCAAGTCAATACGTTAGTGTTATTTCATGGGATGCTTAATCTACAAACGACAACTTTTTTTACCTATTCAAACCCTCTCCGCGCCTCTCATTTGGGTATAAAACCCTGAAAGTCGAGCATCCCATCGGAGGGGGCCTGTATGGGTACAAAAGAAGATTCAGATAAAATATTGAAGGAGGTCCGCGATTTAGATAAAGCGGTTGACGCAACTATCGAAAAAGAACGTCAGGAAAAAGCCATAACCTATAAACAGCTTTGTGAAGTTGTTGACAAATGGCTTTTGATTCCTGATAAGAACGTTTTAAAAATTCTTCTAGCGACTGTTGTTTCACATCAATTCACAACAGATCCCCTATGGGTTTTTTTTGTTGCTCCGCCGTCGGGATCAAAGACTGAACTCATTTCATCAATCATTGATCTTGAAGGAGTTTATCTTTTATCTGATTTAACTCCACAAACTCTCGCGTCAGGTATGCCAGGTAAGGAAGAAAATGATCCCTCTCTTCTTGCCAAACTTAAAAACAACATTCTCGTTATGAAAGATTTTACAACTGTTTTAACAATGCGCTACGAACACAGACAAGTAATTCTTGCACAACTTCGTGAAGTCTACGATGGAAGATATTCTAAGGAGTTTGGTACCGGTAAGAAAGTCGATTGGGTAGGCAGACTAACCTTAATCGCAGGAGTAACCCCAATCATAGACACTCAATCTGCGATATTTCAAGTCATGGGAGAACGATTTATAATGTATCGTATTCCTCAGGCTCAAAAGAAAGCTATGGCAAAAAAAGCCCTTTTAAGCTATGGTAAAGAAGGACAAATGAGAAACGAGTTAAAAGAAGCTATGAAAAACTTTTTTAACTCAATTAAAATACCCTTCGTAACCGATGTTGAGTTACCCGAAGAAATATTAGATGCTCTAGCCTCTCTAGCTTCTTTTATCGTTACCGCAAGGAGTCCCGTGATACGCGACCCTTATAAAAAGAATCTAACCTTTATTCTTGAAACGGAGGCCCCTGCCCGTTTGGCAAAACAGCTTGGAACTCTAATTAAGGCTCTTGCAGTTCTTGATGGAAGAATAAAGGTTAGATGGGAAGATTACTATCTTACAATGAGAGTAGCTTTTGACATTATACCGGCAAATAGAATGAGACATCTGATTGCCTTATGTGATGAAGATTTTTCTTTAACTACCACTAAGGTAGCTGAAAAAACAAAATACTCAAGAGAAGGATCGGAAATCATTCTTGAAGATCTAACTGCTCTTGAAATACTCATTGTTAAAAGAGAAGGATCCGGAACAGCAAATGAATGGTTAATCTCCGACATGAGCCATGAATATTTTAAAGAGATGCTTCCTAAAAATCATAAAGAACTTCTTGAAGTGTTTACTAAAGAATCTCCTTATTTTACCGTTATAAAAAGAATGATTGACGGTAAGCCTAAATTCTCATCAGAGGAATTGCAGGATCCTCTTTCTGATTTTACAGTATGAAATATATAGACGAAAGATACTATTTACAAAAAAATAAGCAGGGTTACGAGTGTCGAAGAAAAAAAATAAGTACCGCTTTACGAGTTCCAGTATGTAATTACCATTATCAAGAAATTAAAGAAAAAATAAGAAACGTTCAGATCAATTATTTTAAATCTTTAAACCCTACTTTTTCTTCTTCTCAAATTTTAAGACTTGTATTTTAGCTTCAAACACCTCGTACTAAAACTACACCCAATAGATATTTGTTTTTATTATAAGTTTAATAATCTAAATTGCTTTTGAATATATTTTTTTTAAATTAAGTATAATAATAAGAAAAAATACATAGGGGTGTAGTTCTAGTACGAGCTACTATAGGATATATTAGGCACAAAATTGGTTGCGCGCTAGAATTTTTTGCAAAAATATGTGGCGCATAGAAAAGAGGGGTAACTGGAATTTTTCCAGAAAAAATTTGGGTGGTATGGGGGTAGTGTTTGCTATAGGCCACGTCGTAAATTAGATCATTTACGATGTCGAGGCTAGATATGAACAGTTTGATATAGTTAGGTAGATGTTCCTAATACTATGGGGTGGGTAGTTCTACTCCTCCTTCGTCCATGAGGTCTTTATTCGTTGAATTAAGGTTAATTAGCTTCTTCTTAACTTCGTCAAAGCTCATGCTAACAATGTTTTGATGTATGTTTACTTGTTGTAGTTGATTTTTATTGTCAGGATAAGCCCCTTGAAGTTTTAAAAGTTCAATATTTGCTTTCAAAATAACATCTGTAGAGGATTTTTGAGGTTCTAAGTTAGCGATCCGGCCAATGTTAGTCATAATTTTAGAAGGACCTAATCCCATCTCTCCTAACCTTTTCTTTAATTCTTCCATGATGTAGGGCTTAGCAAAGTTTTCAGAAGCCATCGCCTTTGCCACTATTTTACTTTTAACATCATAAACTTTTTCAACTGCTCGACTTCCATTTATTTGTCCAGTTTCCTTGACTCCTTCAATTACTTCATTAATAAAACTATTCTGTTTTAATGTTAGTTTTTCTCCTAATTTAGCTGAATTACCCATATTAAAAATTTTACCCTATTGCCTTGTATTTGTCAAAAAATTTGTTATTATAATCTATAATTTTACATGGACTCGTTATCTCCTAGGCTGTATCTCTCTTTTTGAACGTCGTTAAATTGAGCATTTTTATATAGGACAAAAAACGTGCCTATTTCAATAACCCAAATGTTGAAATTACCCCTTGACAAGTACATACCCATCCAGTAGTATAGTTATATTGTTATAAATTAAAAAAATAATATGGATATCTTAAAAACAATTTACTANTTTATCCTTTGTCATCTTGATCCGGTCGAAAACGATCTCTATTCAAGTATGAATTGTTTTGACTGTTATCTAAAATTAAAACTATGAATATCTCAAAAGTAGTCGTAAATACTTATATTTACGCTTTAAAAAGTAAAAACATAGAAATTAAGGCTCAAATGATGGCATTACTTTATAAATTGGACAAAAATAAATTTATGGAAGTTAAACAAATTTTGCAACGATCTTAATTATGGAATTGCTTTACATCTTAATTTTGGGATTTTTAATCATATACTTTTTTAAAGATAANCCAAAAGGGTGGTGATTAATATGCAAATAAAAGCAAGATTTAAGGGTAAACATAACTCAATGGGATTTAGAAAAGGCGCATTTTATACATTATTTATATATTCAAAAATGGTAGGTTTTTTAACAGTAAAACAATATATCTATATTAATAAAAGATTTGATCCTATTGATATTCCCTATGAAACGGTAGAAGCCTTTTTGTCTAATTGGACGGATATCAAAGTCTTAAAGTAAATTGAAAGGCTGACGAGAGAACTCGTAGGTAATCTATGTAATCTATTTAAAATTCAGTAGAAATATCAAATTAAAAACTATGAAACAGTCTTTAGAGGATAAAAAACTATGAAATTTATAAGTCTGTTTGCCGGAGTTGGGGGGTTTGACTTAGCTCTCGAAAGACTTGGACATGAGTGTGTTTATGCTAACGAGTGGGATAAATATTCAGCAATTACCTATGAAAAAAACTTCAAAAGAAAACCAGATACAAGGGACATCAGAACAGTTGGAGTTGATGAAATTCCAGACCATGAACTTCTTGTCGGAGGATTTCCTTGTCAGGCTTTCTCGATTGCTGGAAAGCGAGGTGGTTTTTCAGACACCAGAGGGACATTATTTTTTGAAATCTCTAGGATTCTCAACAACAAAAGACCGAGATATTTTCTACTCGAAAACGTTAAGGGTCTACTTAGTCACGACAACGGAAAAACTATCCAGACAATATTTAGGGTTCTCACCAACTTGGGGTATGAGTTTGAATGGCAGGTACTTAACAGCAAGAATTTCGGAGTCCCCCAGAATAGGGAAAGAGTGTTCATTGTCGGACATCTTAGAGGAACAAATAGACCAAAAGTATTTCCTGTCGGAGAAAGTAGTAAACAACTTAATGAAATACAATCAGCGTCAGATAGAGAACAAAAGAGGCTTCAGGGTAGACCCGAAGAAACCCAATCAGATAATGTCAGCATTAAAAATAGGTGGGGGGGGCAAGGACGACCTGATATTAAACAAATGAACAATCCAAAACATTCAAACGACAGAGTATATGCCGAAAAGGGTATAAGTCCAACACTAAACACTATGCAAGGTGGTAGACGACAGCCATTTGTAGCCCTTACGGAGCGTAGAACAGAGGAAGCTAAACACCTCAGAAGATTGGGTATTGTTAAAGATACACGAAGCCTAAAGAAACTAACACCAAGGGAAGATGATCTGGCTAACACGGTAACAACAGGAGATATTAAAAACAGTTCCTTAACTAACGGAATGAGAATAAGGCGTTTAACCCCTCTGGAGTATGAAAGATTGCAGGGCTTTCCAGATAACTGGTCAGCAGGGGTTTCAGACACACAAAGGTATAAACAGATGGGTAATGCGGTAACGGTTAATGTGGTTTATGAAATAGCAAAACACCTATGGGAAAACTAGAGGATAAAAAACTATGAAAATCTTAAATTTATACGCTGGTATCGGTGGGAATAGAAAACTTTGGACAGATGTTGACGTTACGGCTATTGAGCTTGTACCTGAAATAGCTTCAATCTATAAAGACTTCTTTCCACAGGATAAGGTTATTGTTACAGATGCCCACCAATACTTATTGGAACATTTTGGAGAATTTGACTTCATTTGGAGTAGTCCTCCATGTCCTACTCATTCAAAAATAAATAAAGCCAACCANCTATCGCCTTATAAAGACAACACTATACAGCTAAATCATGGTGGGGGAATTGAACCAAGATACCCTGACATGAAACTCTATGAAGAAATAATTTTTTTAACCCACTTTTTTAAGGGTAAATGGTGTGTTGAAAATGTAATAGCTTACTACGAGCCACTTATCCAACCAATAGAAATTCAAAGACATCACTTTTGGA